TGTTTATGGCATTTACAAGATTAAGGATTATTGCGATTATCTTTGATAATATTGGGCTTACTATACTCCAAATATATTGGAATGTAGTAGCAAACGCGGCTTTTAATGCGCCTAAACTCTGTACTAAATTGCTATCTGCTTTAACTGCACGACCAAGATATTCTGCAAATGAACGAATAGCCTTACCAAAAGTATTATAGAATAATAAGCGCATTGTCATACGCTTAAACATATGGTCAAGGCGTTGCATACTGCCGAACATTCTTCCGAATATTCCGCGAGTAGTTCCTCCAACGCCTCCGCCACCCCCTCCGGTGCCGCCTCCGTTTAATTCTGCTTCTAATTCGGCTACTTTTTCGGTCAATTCTGTTATTCTGGTTTCTGCTTCTCTGGCACGCTGTTCTGCTTCTTGTAAAAGTGTTGCCTTAGAATGTTCTAATAATGTTTTTAATCTGGTTATTTCTGCTTCTAATTCTCTAATATGGTCATTTGCTGGAGCATAAGTTTCTAAATTTTTTTGGAATATTTCGATATTACGATTTGCCTCTTCTATAGAAACATCTAATTCTTTAAATTCTTCGGAAACTTTTATATCGGCACTTACATTTTCAATATATTGTGCTAACTCGGCATACTGCTGTTTTGCGGTCGTAATCGCAGTTGCTAATTCCTGTGCGTGTTGTTGAGATTCCGCTATAACTCTTGCTTCATTAGCAGATATATAGCGTGTTTGCCCTTGTGCATTTTGTACGGCTACGCTACTTGCAACAAATTCTCCTGCTTCATTATAATGACCAGAAGCATTACGACCAGAATTAGCCATTGCTTGTTTCCACAATCTTGCAGTTTCTGCAACAGATTGTTCGTATTCTTCCTGCAATTCGGTTAATCTTTCCTGAGTTGTCAGCATTTTATATTGCGCACTTTTATACGAACCAAGACTTTCTGGTGTCTGGGTTTGCATAGCAATTTGCCGCTCTATTAATGCCTCTTGCTCTTTTAATTCGTTGGTTAAAGCAGATTTAGATTGAGCGTAAATTTCACTTTTACTTGCTAATTTATCATAAGCCTTTTGCTCATTAGCAAGTTCTTTTTCCGTTGCTTTTATTGCACTTTGTATTTCTGCCTGGTCAGTAGATACAATTTTTCCAGCGTTAATGCGCTCTAAAATTGCTTTATATTCCTTAGCACTTTTTGTCGCACTCTGCAATTCGGTTTTAGTATTTTCAAGTTCAGCGTTAAGCGCGGCAACATCTTTTTTTGCAAATGCTCCTTTAATACCGTGCGCTAAATCCTGCAACGCTCTCTTTACACCACGAGTTTCTAATTTAGTGCCGATTTCTATATTGTTAACATCTGCCATAATTAATTACCTTTATTCCAAACACTATCTATTAAATTCCTACTTTCAATTTCCTTATCTTTCCAAATAAAGTAGGAAGGATTTTCTCGTCTAAATTCCCGTTCGCTATCGTCTAATTTTTTACCTTTTGCAAGTTTGCTACGAATACTTACAACAGTAGATAACGGTCCTTCTCCTATGGACATATAATAACTTATAAATGTCCACCAATGTAAATATTTAAGCGCACGAACTTCTTGTCCTGCAATTTTATTTACACCTGAAATAATTAACTTTTCATCTTGTTTCCAGTCAATTAATTTTGTGTCGTTTCGGCTATCATCTTCTTCACCACAGTTTATAAAGAGCATCATAGCCTGTATCGCCTCAGTTAAATTATTTCCAAAGTGCGATATAATATCGTCCATATCTTTAAAGTTGTCATAAAAAACAATTAAAGCCGATATTACTTTTTCTTCATTTGTAAGTTCGGGGTCATTAAGTAAATCAATGACCCCTAAAATGGTTCGGTAATCGGCTTTATTCCTTATCGGATATTCAATTTCGTCTACTGTAACAGTTATAGGTAATTCATACATTCTACTTCACATATTTTTCGGTTTTCTTTGCAACGGTGCGCTTATTGAGTTTTGCGGTTTCAGCCTTTATACTATCTTCATAAACGGTAATTATGCTGTCTATAATCTGCTCATATTTAAGTACGCCATTTACCGAAGAGAAGATAGATGTGTTGCCTAAAATAGTATCACACATTCCTGGACAATCAAACGCATAATCTAAATGGTTTCTCATCTCGGCTTCAATAGACTTAAACTTTTCGGAAAATTCAGTCATTTCCTCATTAGTCATATTTTCGCCCTTATTTGCGATTTCGTTTAATTCTGTCCAACTATTATGTGTTTTGCGAATTTCCTCAAGCGCATCAGTAAGCCGCGTTACAATATTGGTGTCGTGAATATCTAACTTGATTACCTTATTCTCGTCACCATCAATCGTAAAACTTTCCCGAGTATCTATGTTAAGATTAATGTTTCTAATTTTACCCATAAAGATAGTCCTCCAGTCTTAATTTCGTCCTATTAATTACAGACCCTGGCTTGCAGCCGTAAAGGTAAAGTCGTCCGATAACTTGTTTACAGTACCAACCGTAATGTCGTTACTTAAATGCAGTTCAATCGGCATATTGACTTTTGCATCACCGCCAATAGCAGTAGGAATAATACTGCAATTGGCGTGTTTTACCGCATAATAGCCGTCGGTGCTATTTCCACTAAATGCGGCGATTTGATAAATCGTGAAGCAATTGGTATATGCCTGAATGTCGTTCTTTAAAACCGCTTCCGTTAAATACGCTCCAAGATTAGAACCACCGATAATGAGATACGGGTCAAATGTCTGTTGCGGTTCAGTCTTGTTAACATCAGTATAAGTGATACCTCTAACATCGGTCATCGTTTCAATGTCAGCGTTTAATTCCATACTGGAATCTTCAGTACGAGTACCGAGAATTTCACGAAGTTGAGTGCTTGTACCTTCTGTCCATTCCGCTACCGTTATAAAGGTTTTACGCTGTGCAACTTGACCAGAATTGAGATTAAGAGTTAAACTCATTTTTTAGCCTCCTAATTATTCCAAATTACTTTTGTTAGGTCTATATAATCAACCTGAACTGTGAAACTATATCGTGCAATAGCAGGAGTAGATGTAGCATCTATGGAATCCAATCTTGGATTAGAAGTTGTCGTACGGATTTCCTCTACGACTATACCTGTTCCGAAATCTGGAAAATGCTCTGCCTCATTCTGCTCTGCAATCCAATCTATTAATGCTTGAATTTCTGCTAAATCGGATATATTTTCATTGTCATACCCAGCAACTTTTATAATTGGGTTATTGGATATGGATGTAAATGAAGTTATTGTCATAGAATAGCGTTTTCTAACTGCACCATCTATGTATGGGGTATTAATGTTTATATCGTTACTTAAAGTGATAAATTGTTTTGCCGAGTCCTGGGTGTTGGCAAAGTTAAAGTATAATGTGCTTTGATAAATCGGCGTACAGGAGAGAAAATAATTTATCATTGCCTGATTTTTATCTGTTACTGACATTAGTTCTCTCCTACCAAACCATTGCTCTACTGTTAAATACCCGAACTCGTTTGTTCATCAATTCTTGACAATCTGCCCTAAACGCATCTCCTTCTGCCGCTAACATCGCTTGGTCCCAATGATGAGTTGCAAGCGGATGAAACACCGGGTGTGTGGGAGGATTATAATGAAGCGGCCCGCCTGTATAACGATTTATACCTTCATATTGATAGCGTGCATACGGTGCGTTATATGAAACGCCTGTTTTTGTTACATTAACATTTGCAAGTCTGCCAGTTTCATAAGGTACATATGGATTACATCTAAACGCAAATGCAGTATTTATGTCCAGCATTAAATCTGTATCGTTTTTAAGACTGCTTACAAATCCTTCTACTGCGCTTAAATTTGTCCTTAATCGTATATATCCTTGCGTAGACATTTAAGTACCCAATACATAGTAATGCGGGTCAACTCTTCCGCTTCCTATGTTTTCCTGATAATTTGTAATGAGCATACACTCATTCATATCTTTGTATTTGGCGAGTATATCACTGGCTCTATGTCCTGCTGAATACTCGTCAATTGAGTCCGTTACTTCGTAAAAGATTACTAAATCACCTAAATGTAATGTGAACTTCTTTGCCTTTTCATCGTTCGGCAATTCTATCCATTTACTGTAAGTAACATAGTTTTCCGCTTCACGAATACGGACTAATTTATTTCCTGTTTCAATACTTGTACCGCCGATTATAATTCTGTTATTTGCTCGTTTTACAAAGCAATCGGTAATTACTGTACGATACCAAGTTATTAAATCAGTTACGGGGTCTTGATACCGATTATATAAAGTTATTGTATTTTCCCACCATATTGGGTAGGCTAAATTATTTAACTTATTCATCGGGATAAATACCGCGCCATAAAAGTTTTCTGCTTCCGTTTAATCCGAAAGTTATTCCGCTTAAATTCTTTTCCATAACATCGTTCATCTGCTTATCTATATTGAACAAGGCATCTCTTGCACCCGCTACATTATAAGTAACAGTTACACCGTCATTGCTCTGCCCTAACAAACGAACTTCAGGAACTGTATTGCCGTCTGCATCAACGGTTGTCGCTTTCGCAAGTCCTACATAACTATCATTTGCTACATAGAGGCTTATTAAATCGTACATCGTCATATGCAGGGCATATAAGAAACGCTCGGATTGTTCTGCTAAATCAAGTTTATGTATTCTATCAAAGGTACGAAAATCAATCGCATTTTCGGCACGGAAAGCATATCTGTTAAATACGCTCTCGTCTAAATCGCCGCCTAATTCCAGATAATCTTCATACGAAAGATAGTTACTCATTTTCCTTTGCCTTTTTCTTTAACTTCGCAATCTTCGCTTTAAGTTTGGAATTCTCTTCCTTTAATTGCTTAATTTCATCCTGTGCTTTTAAGTACGCCTCTTTGATAGAGGCAACATCGTTAAGATAACTTTCCTTAACGATGTTGCCAAACTTATCAATTTGCTTATATCCCTTTGCGAGATACTTATCAACAACAGCGTCCTCAACAGTAAGAATGACATTAGCCCTCTGTACTGTTGCCATTAGTTGCTCCTCCTAATTAGGTGGTTGCGGGCGGGGTGTACGGTGTGATGTTGAACTGAATGGCGTCTGCCTTCTTGTTCAGGATAAATACATCCTCAAACGCTTCTTCGTAGTAAACATACTTTCCTTCGCTTAAAGCACTCGGTGCGCTTAACTGCGAGAAGGAATAAGTTACGGGCGTGATAACGGCGAGCGGGTGAATTAACATCATATTAATCTGTGCCGCAGTAGTGCCGACTGCCCAACCACTCGTGAAATCATACAGAGTTTTCATCAGCGTTGCGGGAACACCGATAATCTGTACTTCGTCCAGTCTGCTTACTCGTCTGTCAATAGCGTTCGGACCGCTCTCAACATTAATGCTTCTGGTAATGCTCTGTGCGTTCTTTAACATAACCTTAACTTCGTGAGTAACATACAGCAGTCTGCCGTTAGCGGGAACTCTTGCATTGTCCATAGCAAGCATTAAGTTATCAAACACACCGAGAATATTGGAAGTGCTTAACTCGGTCGTATCAGCAGTCTTACCAACATACGCATCGTGACCAGTCGTAGCATCAATGCTCGTAGTCCAATCGTGATAAATCTTGCTGATGGTATAAGCGTCCATTTCGGGGAACTTCTGTTCCTCATTGAACACTCTGGTGATGTTGGCGATAGTACCGACCATATTCGTCTGGTCAATATCCATCGGGTGAACTAAAGTACTCCACTTTCTTTCGTTAGTGAGTGTCTTGGTTTCCCAAGAGTTGGTGAAATTCCGCTGTGCAAATGCGATAGTATCTCTATCAGCATCAACACGACCAGTCGTAGAGATGGAAGGAATTTCAATTGTCTTTGCATTAACCCATCTAAATCTGCCATTGTTCGGAGTGCTATATAAAGCGCCGAAATTCAGAACATAAGGGAACATCTGGGATAATGCACGCATATACTCGGTCGCATAATTCAGCGGACCAGTAGCATAAGTACCGTCAAAAGTACCGGTAGTGCCGTTATTGGCAGGTGCTACATAACTCGTAGGCATTTCTTTTCTCCTTATTTTTGTTCAACAGGACGAACGCCAGTAAAATTAAATGCCTTAATAAAAGCATTTTCAGCGGGCGGGTCTCCTGCTCCAGGTGTCGGATTTGTAAATTTAGGTTTATTGTCGGGAGTAGGATTATCTACTACAAACGCATCTGCGTTATCATTGGAATAAATCTTTACAAAATCATCTGCACCTATAATAGTGTCATTTTCTAATTTGAGGTCTTTTGCAATCATAGCCTGAACAAAATCCCTTTTTGCCGCATTACTCGTGAACTTCTTTGTTCCTGCGAACTCTTTGACTGCAAATTCATAAGCCTGCTTTGCCAACTTATTTTGATAATCCTGAATATCAGTATTATATTTGGTCTGTAAACTATCAAAGTTAGTGGATAATTCTGCAAGTTTAGTTGCATCAGTTCCTGCTTCCTTCAGTTTACTTTGCAGGTCTTTTAAGTCGGTATCTCTCTTTGCTATTGTATCATTTAAGGTGGTAATCTGCGTATCACGAGCCTTAATATCATCGTCATATTTGTGCTTTGATACATATCCACCCTCTGCTACATCAACAAAGTTTGCGTTGCCTGCTTTCATTGCAGTATTAAACTGTTCGTAAGTAAGGGTGCCGTTTTCGGCTTTGTCAAAAAGGTCTTTCAGTTTCATTGCATTTCACTCCTTTGCAATTCTTTATATCCGTCATTTATATATCCGCATTACGGTCTGCGGTGTGAACTGCGCATATCTTTATAGGTTGTTATGCTCAACTATATAATAAACGGTTATCTAAACCCATTTATTTTTTAAATCGTCCTCAACTCCGTTCAGTCTTTCGGAGATGTTCGTTATATGTGTTTCTAAAATAGGTATTCGTTCAGCAAAATTATTATGTCTGCGAACTTCCTCTGTCAAATTCTGTATTTTAGTATCTGTTACCGCTTGCGAAGTTTCTATCTTGTGTATTAATTCCTTATTGTTATTTGAGGTGACAAGTATTGTCCCCAATAACGATGCTCCTGCCGCAATTAACGCGGTTATAATTGGTATAATCATTTCCTGCATTGTTCTATATTTATATAGCGGTATTGGGGCATAACTCACATTACACCCCATTTCCGCCGGGACTGAAATTAAGACTGAAAGCATTACCTTTCTAATTAAATCTTACATTAATTTACAGGGTTTGTAAATAGTTTTAGTTAAATTTGTCGGTATTTATTGGCAATTTACACGCTTTACTGAACGCCCTATAACTGTTCATATACTGACTATATTTCGCAAAATACTTGTTCTGTAACGCTGTATTATCAGCGTATTTCGCTATTTTATAGCGTTGTGCATAGTCTTTTATATTACGCTCGTATGCTCTCTGTAATTGCGTGCATTCGTACATCGTGTAATGCTTTCCATTAGGGGCAGTATATCCCTTTTTATTTTCGGCAATCATATTATTTAATTGCTTTTCGGTATATTCAGGAACTGATACGCCGACTATTATTGCCATCGTCCAATGCCTACAATTCCACGCCCCTATCGGTCTTAATATCGGCTCGTATGGATTTTTCTTTACATCTTGAAAGGTCTGTGCAGACTGTAACTTTTCAAATTCCTCTTTTAGAAACTGCCTACCTTGTACGGGCTCGTGGTCGGGTGCTGAATTTAAGTGCGCAGATATTTCTATACCATCGGCACCAAATTGACCTGACATTATCGCCTGCATTGCGGTATTTAGTTGTTTTGTCTTTTCCAATAAAGCAGTTCGTACAAGATTGGTAAGTCTAACGCTTTTTATTTTACCATCACTATTAGTCTGTGTTTTTCGTATACCACTTTCTAATAATTGGTCAAGTGTTCTTGACATTCCTTCATCAAAATCTTGACCTGTTTGTATTACTTGTGCCGCTTCATTTAATACTGAATGATAGGTACTTGCAATTGACATAGGAACTTTTATCTGGGATACGGGATTTGCACGAATTGTAAACACCGGGTCGCTGATGTATCCTAAATATTCATCGTCAATCTCATCTACCATCAATAAGAATAAATCACATAATTCCTTATTCTTGTTAAACGGCACATATGGTACTTTTTTATATGTATATAAAATCTCCGCTTCAGCGTATACAGAATAGGCAACCGCTTTCATCACATTGTTAATACGCTGTAATTGTGCTTTTGATAATTCAGCCAATTCCTTTTGAAGATTGATTATATCTTCTCCAGAGAATAACGCTCTTACAAGCGCCATTGCGGCGCTGTAAGAAAGCGTACTCATTTGCCTAATTCTAAAGGCTAATTTCTGTAAAACTTTGAATTCAAATTGTTCCTGCGCATCAATGATG